AAGTAAGGAAAGAAATTCGGTTTAAGGGATATGAAAATTATTATGAGCTGCATCACGTTATACCGTTGAACGACGGCGGCAAGGACGAGGAAAAAAATCTCATTTTATTCAAAATATTGGAACATTGTGAAGCGCACTTTCTATACGCAATGGAACATAAATCTGACAATCATGCATATCACGCCAACCTTAATTCCGCATGGATTATACTGTACGGCAAAAGAAAAAAACCACCGATGGATAAGGAAGAACGGCTAAGGGCTTTCCTGGAAAATCCAGATTATGACTTTCTGAAAAAACTGGAAGAAAAAAAGAAAAAAATCGCCGAAAAAAAGAAATTACCTTACAAAAAGCGTGATACATTACACACCTGGGTTACTAACGGCTCCGAGAATAAGAAAATTCCTAACTCGGAGCTTGATGCCTACTTCAAGAAAGGCTGGCGAAAGGGCTACACCAGACACTAATCCACTTTATAATTCCAAAGCATTTCGTTGATGTTAATCCCAGTATGTGCCATGTTGGTTGTAATCGGCTCAACGTTTCCTTTAAGCCAGTCTGTATTAACCCACGCGCCACGTGTAAAGCAGTTTGACTGGGAATCCTCACCATCCTTTACTTTAATGATTACTTCTCCATTCTTGTCCACAAGGTCTATGCTGTCTACCTTTGCCTTGTTATACCGCAGTTTTCTTGTAGATTTTGCAATGTCTTCTACATTAAACAAGTAGTAGGCAGTTTCACCGGTCTGGTTATTCTGAACCTGCAAAAAATCGGGTGGCAAATCAAAAGCCCCGAAAAATTCTCGCATAGCTTTTCCAGATACTTTCCTAGACTTGTAAGCCTTTCTTAATTCAGTAAAATACTGTGAACCGGCCAAGGTTGAAATCTGTGCAAAACCTGGCTGATAACGCTTTACCTGGAAGTCATCTTTACAGTCAATTCCACCAAATGACAGGTCTGCTTTTGAAGTGTTGTCTGGGTCTACTACGTCGTGGCAAGCAGTCTGCAAAGCATAACGCAAAATAGATTCAAAACGGTTTCCCGCATTACGACCATTGCCAACAAGGTTATTGTTGACATCCTTTTCAGTGGCTACTGCGAATGTAATGTCCGTTACTTTCTGATAGTTGATTTCTTCGTCAGAGAGACGGGCCTTGATTGTATCAAATGATGTGTCTGTTTTTTCCATTGTGAGAATATCCCCTTCTATTAAAAAAATATTTTTGTAAAAATTTTCCGAGGTTTCTGTTGCCTTCTGGCATTACCAGGATTGATTCGGAGATAAGATTTTATTTTTTTAGATAAAAAAAGTTGCAACTGTTTTTGTTATCTTGTATAGGGTATATTAATGTAGTTATTTCCGTTTAGCCAAGACATACTTATTTAATGGAATGTTTTTGGAACGACCTCTTACAAAACCGTCTGGTATTTCGTCCGTGCATAAAATACACTTATCTATTTCACCGTTTGTAACCCACATATGCTTTTCTTTTGGTCCGTGCTTACCATTATTGTTTTTCATACGAAGCTCACGGTCTTCTGGTCTGTCCCATGATGTTTTTGTTTGTTCAGCCTTTAATTTCTTGTATTCTTCCTTTTTTTGTAATAAATACTGAACTTCGTGTTCTTTACAACAAGCAAAAGATTCATCCGAATTTGCATTATGACAGATAGGGCAGTCCGAAATCTGAATAAAAGGCATAAAAAAATCGGTGGACTTGCTTGATTCTAGAATACGGCGTGGCTTTTGTGTACCCTTTTGTACCCAGATACGCTTTTTGTTCTTAAAAGCATCAAAACCTTTTCGTTCTGGATGCTTTGCACCACGAAGTTGTTCTTTTAATTTAAGCGTGAACGCTTGTGCATCTGGATTAGATAACCATTTTTCAACTTCTTCACGCTTTCTAGCTGTAAACTTACTTTTACCATGACACACCATCCAAGCAGCACTTAAGTTTGCATAATAGTACTGCTTATTTACATTTTCATATTGTAAAGCCAATAAATAGTGGGCTTCAACATGTTCTGCAACAGAAAGAAGAACCAAATTGTCTAATGTATCTTTACCACCCATACTTCTTGGAAGTATATGATGTGACTCCCAATAAGGTTGGTTATTACCTTTTACACGCTCTTGACTTTTTGCGAAATTAATCAGCTCTTCATAATTTTTAAACATAAAAATACCTACCTTTTAGTACTATATTAATACTAATTAGTAGGTATTTATTACTTTTACAACTTAAAAATGACAATCGCCACTATTCTTGAGCAAGCGTTGTGAACGTAAGAACTACGTAATCCGAATATGGATAAACCTTGACCTTGACTGTAATCATAAATTTACGCTGTGCCTTGGTCTTCGGATTGTTGACGCTTGCAATGTCAACCGTCGCTTCCGCCCAAATCGGGTCGTGACCGGTAATACGCTTGTCCAGAATTGCCTGAACCTGTTTTGTACGAATGTTGTACCAGTAGTCGTTGATACGCTTGTGCAACTGGTCAACCATAACCTTGTCACGGATTTCACGCTTACAAAGGTCAAACGACATAGAATGTCCGAGGTAAGACCAGTCGGTTACAGGTCCGTCCTGTGTGGACTTCTGTGACTGCATCATAAGTCCGTTCTTAGGGTCGTATGTAATCGGGTTAAGACCTTTCTCATCCAAGATACGCAGGGTTTCCTCAGGGAAGTCCCACTTCTTGTCCAGAACAGCCCTTGAAAGAACTCCACCAAGTCCGGATGAATCGTTTGTACCTGCCGGAGCGATACCACCAAGCCTCTTCTCCATAATGCGGGCAAGATTTACACCTACATCACCGATAGGCTGGCACCAGTAGTATTTACCGGTATAGGAATCATACATCTTGAACTCACCAATGTACTGTGCGGTTCCCTTTGAACGTCCAGATACCGTAATGGTTTCTGGCTTGTTGAAATCGGATTTCGTGATAATCTTGGGCGAAATGAACGTACAGGTATCATGGTAAACAGTGCGCAAGCTCATAATGGTCGGCTTGAAGCATTCCTGTCCTGAACATTCCATAAAAATCAATGCGTCGTCATAGCATGTCTGCTGTGCCTCTGTAAGACCCGCATCTATTACGCTTGTAAAGACGGACTCTACTGTTGTACCACTGTCGGCAAGAAGAGGGTTCTTTGTCCAAGCACACCCCAACGTACCGGCGTTTATGTTGGTCTGCACCGCGTTCGTAATCGCTCTCTGTCCCTTGATAGTAAAGGTCTTGATATCCTGTGCAGGTCCGATTGGGTCTACCATCTTTTCACCCGTAAAGAAGCCATTGGAATCCATAGCCCCTTCGAGCTCGTCAAACGTATGAACCGGGGTTACTTCAATAAATGAAGCGTCACTTGGCGAAAGTACATTAGGCCAGTAAATGTTGGAGCCATCAGCAGAAACACCAGTTTCAGAAAGTGAACCCGTGAAATCACCGCCAGACATGTATGAGCCCGGATATACCTGCTCCTTGCAAGAAAGGGTGATAGTGTTGTAGTTGATATCCGGCTGAAGCCTATATGTACCGTCCAATGTCCTCTGATGCCATACGTGTTCATATGAGCCCGGCTTACCGGCAGATTCTATGTACCAAATAGTGTTGGTGAAGGTTGCCGGGTCTACCTTTCCATCAGCATAGTATTCTTTACTATTTGCATCATCTCTCTTATAGCTGCTATTGCGTAAAGGACCAGAAACAAAAATGTTCTTTGTCCTATAGTCAGATGTAACATCAGTCCAATTTTTAGTGTTTGGATTAAACTGCCACAATGAATGTTTATGGTCTCTACCTACTACATCATCTACTACATCAGGGCTAATTACATCCAAAAGATACTTGTCATTAGATGCCGCAAGGTCTTGCAGGAAGCTTGATGATTGGTCGCAGGATAGACCATCTTTTATTCCTTTTTTTACGACCACACCTATTTCGTTGCGGGTCGGTTCAAAGTTCTCCTTGAAAACATACTTTACGTTAACATCATAAAGGTACTTGTCATATCCGATGTCGCTGATAGTAATGGATGTCGGGGTTTCATTTGGCGACTTCTGTGAAATGCGCATGAAACATTCGTCCTTTATGTTGATGCGGTAATACATCCTGTTTTCTACACCCGTGAATGGCTGAATAATTACCGAGCCTTCAGCCTTTCCTTCAACATTAGAATCGTAGACCAATTTGGTTGGTTGTGTCACACCTTTTTTCAACAGGTTCTTAATACACTCTTCACCAAGATGTTCATTATCTTTAATTGATTCATCTTTTTTCCTAAGGTCGCTTTTGAAACCAGTAGGACCATTTACAGCGTCCTGAACCGTGATGTTATTGAAATCCTTGTCGCTTAAACCCATCATTTCCCTAAAGTTCAAGAAATTGATTCCAATACTGTCTTTATTATTTTTAACATCACTACCACTACCACCTATTGTGATTATGTATTTTCCGGAAGAAGAGTCTATTTCATATGTACCTACTTGGGTTTCACTGTCCACATCGTCTACTACTGGATAAATTCTACCATTAGTAAGGTGATATGCTACTTCCGTACCTTCGGATATTTTTCTGGACTCCTGTTCCCAACAATTAAAGTTTATGTAGCTGCATTTTGCAATAATAGACGGGTCTACTCCGGTAATTTTAATCGTACCTTGCTCATCAGGAGATGTACTTGGTGTGACTTCCAAGGTTGAGTTCCCTATGCTTGGGTCAAAATCACTTTTTTCAACGCCAGGATAAAGCTGAACCTCATAGTTAGGATTGTCCTTGTCGTCTACACGCCAGTAATTGTACATGGACTTGGTTGTCAGGTAAACGCCACCGTAGTAAGAAGGGTAATCCTTTGTTGTTCCCGGCGGTGCGGAAATATAAAGGCCGTACTCTGAGTTGAATGCTATCGCTTCATACAAATCCGGCCAGTTGGCTGTCTCCAGGCCTATCATGGCGTTAATGGTCTTCTTATTTCCGTAAGGGAAATACATGGCCTCCGTTGTACCCTTAGGCGCACGGCATACAATATATCCCTTGATTGGAGCTTCAACCGTAGAGGTTGTGAAGGACTCATCTACGTCGATAAAAATCAAACGGAATGACTTCATATTTTATCTATCTCCTTATAAATATCGAATTTTACTCTTATCAATTAGTAGTAATTAAGCATAGAATTAGCAAATTTTCAACTTTTAGATTCCTACTAGATATAGTCGATAATTAAGGGGGAAATAAAAAAAAACCAAGGTTTTTAAGCCTTGGTTCCATAAAAAGTTTCAATGTTATTTCTTTAGATTTTCAAGTGGTGGCGTTACATCAACCAGCTCGCCATCTGGATTACGCTGGAATATACGCTGGTTACTGCTGCCCCTCAATTTAAGGGTAACATCCCTAAGTGCCTGTACGAATCTTCCCTCAATCAGATAATCAACATGGCTTAATGCAAGATTTATGTCCTCGTCATTTTCTGCCCTGAGTTCTTCTATCGTATATCCGGACCAAAGATAAATCTTTATGGTCGGACACTTTGTTTTTATACGGTTTATGACATATGCAACCCCAGCACGGTTCCACGGAGCCATAGGTTCCCCGCCTAATATAGAAAAACATCTTTCCATTCCGTTACGATGAATTGCACGAAGTATGCGTGTGGTGAGACCATCCAAATCGGTGCATTCCTCACCTGAATTCTTGTCCCAATATGGGGCGTTATGGCAACCAGGACATTTAAAATTACACCCACTAACCCAAAGTGACACTGCAAAGCCATCATCAGAATCTACTATATCATTTGTTTTTAAAGCTGCTACATACATAGATTATTTAGTCCTTTTACTAATTGATATTAACGAAAACGCTATAAGCGTCACCTCATAGCGTTCTCTAATCATAAAATTAAAGGAGCTTAATCTTATGCTTAAAAATTTAGTAGAAAACCAAGTATCTCAAAAAACACATTTAGCCTATCAAGAAGAACCCCTATACGTAAACGACCAATCATACATAGTTGAGTTGAAATCAAAGTATAAACGAAATCAAACAATTAAGTTCAAATGTCCTAAATGTGGCAATGAATCAATTAAGCAGCTGAGAACTATCAAATCGTATCCTTTCTATTGCACAACATGTAATAATAACATGACCAGACCTAGCAACATAGAAAAATGTAAAATGACCAAAATGATGAAATACGGTGACCCTTATTACTGTAATTTAGAAAAAAGAAAACAAACCATAGAAAATGGAATTGGTTGGAAAAGCATGGCTTCAAGAGCCGCAGAATCTCGAAAAGCCAATTCAAAAAATGACCCGAATCATGAACAGAATATTCAATTAAAGAGGAGAGAAACCATTATACAAAAGTATGGTAGTTGGGATAACTATGTATTACAGTCCAAACGTAAGGGAGACGAAACACGATTCAAAAAATACGGAGACGCACATTACAATAACCAAAACAAGAGACACAATACTATGTTAAGTAATGGAGGTATTTCAAATAATAAGTATAAGTATTGTGATGAAACCTTTGATTCTAGTTGGGAATTAGTTTATTACGTATACTGCTTAGAGAATCAAATAAACATAGTACGAAACCATACTAAATACTTTCTATATTCCGACACAGACGGTAAAACACATAAGTACTTCCCAGATTTTTATGTAAACGGTAAATATGTAGAAATAAAAGGTAATCAATTCTTTAAAGACGGTGATACAACCAAAGTATTTGACAAGTCTAATTGGTCTTGTAAGTTAAAATGTATGACAGACCACAATGTTACACTACTCACATATGATAAATTACAGGACGCTTTTAATTATGTTGCCGACAAGTTCACTAATGGCTCTAAAAAGAAACTTTTTAGACATTGGTGCAAAAGCTTTATAATAAAAAAGCCAACCAACTAAGGTCTAATCCGTAATTGGTTAGCTTATTAAATTAGTAACGGGAATCGACTTCTACAAGAACCACATACTCCCTATTTTTACCAAAATGTGATTTATTTTCAATGGATTCCACCACACAATCCTTATATTTGTCCGTATTGTCAACGACAAACAAATATCTTTTACAACCAATATGCTTTCTTAAACACAAGTCTATCCATTCATCACACGACTTTTCTTCTTCGTTGCCACGGCTCCAATGTTCCTTGTCACCATAGGGTGGACATGTAAATAGACCGGCATTTTGGCATTCCCAGTCATTCGCACTTGATGTAATCAAGTCCTGAACTGATACGCTGCAAAGGTCATTGCAGTTTAAGTAGCTTATAACTTCATTGGATTCGGACACGTGTTTATTATTTATGTCCCATCCTATATATTTCTTGCCACATCTGAACACGCCTATCATCCTTCCACTGAAACCACTAAAAGGGTCTATGATTAAATCCACATCCTGTAAATATTTATTGACAAGATTCTGAGCCAACGCCGGATTAAAGACTGAAACTTTCGGGGCTATCTTCGACACATTAAAACCCTGCAATACATCCGACGGTCTGCACGAGCCTACATATTTCAATCTGTTAAGCGCGGACTTCCTTATCATGTCCTTATCGCCCCAAGCATCTAACGGACTGGGCTTACCTTTTCTTGATGCTTCATATATTGACTTATGAAAATGATGAATTAATCCTAAATCGCTGGTGTCCCTTAGGTCTGGGTTCAAATATGGAAATGGTAAATTATTTCTAAACAAATCCAAATAACCTTTTGTATATGTATTATCAATGTAATCCAGATACACCTTCATATCGTCATTATTAATAAACTTTACACCGTTCCTTAGCCCACACTGATGTTTAGCCTCAAATAATCCGTCCATACTATGGTCATAAGGATTGCACATAGTTCCATCCGGATTAAAAAAATGGTCACCCTTAATTTCCACCAGTTCACCATTTAACCGAAAATCTGGAAAATAGTAATGTAATGAACCATCATATTCATATTCCAATCTGACTGGCTCACGTTCTATAGGGATACCTTTGTCATTTGCGTATATCCAGATTGCCAACTCCCACTTACTATCGAACTGCATATTATCGTAGGTAAGCCTATTATAGCTTCGTCGTCTTATAATGTCAGACTGTGCTGGGTTTTCTACACCATATAGTTCTAACATAGTTTGTTTAGATTTAATTCTAAAATCATCAGTATTCCAATAATGAGTTTGGTAATTTTCATAAAACGATTCTTTTTGATTATTAATTGCTTTTCGTTTGATTGGCTCATAAATCATTGGATGCTCAACACCATAACGCTCTAAACAGGTTTCTTTATTCTTTTCGGGGTTATTGTAAGTCTCATCCCCGTACCTTTCTTTTTTAGTTGACTTTATCTTATTAACTATGCCTTCGAAATGCTCACCGTATAATTCTTTTTTTGTTTCTATTACTTTACTAAGTAAAGCTTCTGACTGAAGAGTAGTCGGAGCTCCATATAGCTCAATCATTGTGGCGTATCTTTTACTAGGGTTAGTATAGTGTTCGTCCCCATATCGTTTAAGCTTGGTATCTTTTGATTTTTCTTGGATTTCTTCATTTTTAAGAGGATTATCTACACCAAACTTTTCAATACAAGTTTTTTTATATGCTTTGTCTCTATGTTCAAGGTAATTATCATATGAACCGTATTTTTTATTAATTGTATCAATGCGTTTTTTATTAGATGTTTCTTTCTGTTCTTTGGTTCTTTTTGCCTTTCCGTCATTTATGTTACATACTGCACAAAGTAATACCGGCTTGGTGCTCCGCCGGAACTCTTTTTCCGTTAGCTTCCCACAACATTGACAATA